GTTATATTTAATACATCTTTAACTGCTGCAGATGTAAGTGAAAGTTCTGTATCTGGCTCTAAGTTTGTAGTTGCGTATAGAAACCATATGTTTTATGCAGGTAAGTCTACTACACCACAAGAAGTAGTATTTAGTGAACCTTTTGATGAAGATGGTTTTGAATCAGGTGATGGTGCAGGTAGTATTAAAGTAGATGATACTATTGTTGGACTAAAAGTTTTCCGTAGTAATCTATTTATATTTTGTGCAAATAGGATATTTAAACTTACAGGATCATCTCTATCAAACTTTGCAGTTGAACCTGTAACAAGAAACATTGGTTGCATTAATGGTGACACCATACAGGAATTTGCAGGTGACTTGATCTTTCTTGGTCCTGATGGATTAAGAACTGTAGCTGGTACTTCAAGGATTGGTGACGTTGAGCTTGGTACAATATCTAAAAATGTACAGTCTTTATTTGATAAAAACATAAGAGACTCTTCTCTTTTTGAAAGTGTTGTGATACCTGATAAAACACAGTATAGAATATTTTTCACAAAAGATACAGTTGCAGACAATCTAACAAGAGGTATTGTCTGTGTTATGAGGGGAGATAAGTATGAGTTTTCTGAAATACTTGGCATAAGACCTTCCTGTACTGATACTTTTATTGATTCAGGAGATGTAGTTGTACTGCATGGTTCATTTGATGGTTTTATACACAGACAAGAAAAAGGCAATACTTTTGATGATACAGTTATCTTTGGAAGATATAGAAGTCCTGATTTAAGTTTTGGTGATTCTGGTATAAGAAAACATATGCAAAAAGTTATTCTTAACTTTAAACCAGAAGCTGCTATTGATGCAGATTTATTTTTAAGGTATGATAATGAAAGTGTTGATTCATCAAGACCTGCCGCATATGCTTTAGATACATCTAAGATTGCTGCACAATATGGTACTGCTACTTATAGTACCTCTTCCTCTACTACTCAGTTTGTTTATGGTGGTGGTACACAACCTTTACTAAGACAATCTGTAGAAGGATCAGGATTTACTGTTGCATTAAAAGTAGATGATGGTGGAGAAACTGCACCATACTCACTTAAAGGTTTTCAGTTAGAATATCAATTAGGAGCTAGACGCTAATGGGAGCGACATACACAAGACAATCTACGTATACAGATGGTGATATAATTCAAGCATCTAATACTAACAATGAATTTGATCAACTTTTAGCTGCCTTTGCTGCTAATACAGGTCACACACATGACGGTACTACAGGTGAAGGTGGACCTATTAGTACGTTAGCTGGACATGGATTAACATTTGGTGCTGGTACATCAGGTACAGATATTACAATTACCTTTGATGGTGAAAGTAATGATGGTGTATTAAAGTGGATGGAAGATGAGGACTACTTTGAGTTCTCTGATGACATACTTATTGCTACTACAGAAAAGTTACAATTTCGTGATACTGCTATTTATATTAACTCTAGTGCTGACGGTCAGCTTGATATTGTTGCAGACACAGAAATACAAATTGCTGCTACTACTGTAGATATTAATGGCCTTGTTGATATATCAGGCAACCTATCTGTGGGTGGTAACTTAGATGTTACAGGTACATTTGATCTTAGTGATGCTAACTTTACTAATGCTGGTAATATTCAACTGGATAGTATTTCTGGTGATTCAGATACTAATACAAGTATTACATTTAGTGGCTCAGATGTTATTACAGTTGCAACTGGTGGGTCTACTGCCTTTACAGTAAATGCAGATCAGTCTGTAACTTTTTCTGGTAACGTAATAATTGGCAGTGCAAATATAGCAGAAGCAGAATTAGAAATACTTGATGGTGCTACTGTTACTACTGCAGAACTTAATATTCTTGATGGTGTAACAGCTACTGCTGCAGAGATAAATACTTTAGATGGTGTTACTGCAGTTGTAGGTGAACTTAATGCTCTTGACTTAGGTAGCACTGCTATTGGTACTGCTATTGCTTCTAAAGCAGTTGTATTAGATGCAAACAAAGATTATACAGGTATACGAAATCTCACACTAGCAGGTGATCTTACTATTGGTGGTGATGACCTTACAATGGCTACTAATACTGCTGGTGCTTTACTTATTGCCGATGGTACAAACTTTAATCCCACTGTAGTAGGTGATCTATCAGAAATATCAACCGCTGCTAATGATGATGTATTTATAGCTATAGACACTTCTGGTGGTGGCCTTAAAAAAATTAGTAGAAGTGCTATTATTGCTGGTACTGGTTCAAGTGGAGACTTAGCTAACATAGTAGAAGACACATCACCACAACTAGGTGGAAACCTAGATACTAACTCTAATAATATACTAATTGATGATGCACATTTTATTGGTGATGAAAATGGTAATGAACAAATTATCTTTCAAACTACAAGCTCTGCAGTAAATCAAATTGATGTAACAAATGCAGCTACTGGTAATGGTCCTATTATATCTTCTACTGGTGGTGATACAAACATTAATCTTAATTTAACTCCTAAAGGTTCTGGGGTTGTTATGATTGATGGTACTGTTGGTATTGATACAGGTAAAATTGATCTTAAAAATAGTGGTACAGCTTCTCAGATTTTATTCTACTGTGAAAGCTCTAATGCCCACGCACAAACACTACAAGGTGCTCCACACTCTCAAGGAGCTACAAATACACTTCTATTACCAGATGGAGGCAATGGAACATTACTGTCAACAGTCTCGACTGCTACAATAACTAACAAAACTTTAACATCTCCTAAGATTAATGAAGATGTAGCAGTTACCTCAACAGCCACAGAGTTAAACCTTCTTGACGGTGTTACAGCTACTACGGCTGAATTAAACATTTTAGATGGTGTTACTAGCACTGCTGCGGAAATAAATATAATAGATGGGGGTACTTCTGCTACATCAACTACAGTAGCAGATGCAGACCGTGTTGTTATGAATGACAACGGCACTATGGTTCAAGTAGCTGTAACAGACCTTGCTGCATACTTTGATGATGAAATAACTGCAATGCCTAACCTTATAACTACTGCAGCTACTACGGTAGGGGCATTAGATTCTGGTAGTATTACATCTGGGTTTGGCACTATTGATACAGGTGCTTCTGCTATTACTACTACAGGTCTTATATCTGGTGGTTCGTTAGACATTGATAATGTTCTTATTAACGGTACAACTATTGGTCACACAGATGACACAGACCTTATTACATTAGCTGATGGTTTAGTTACTGTTGCGGGTGAAGTATCCTTGACAACACTAGACATTGGTGGTACTAATGTAACATCTACTGCAGCAGAACTAAACATACTTGATGGAGTAACTGCCACTACTGCAGAGTTAAATTTACTAGATGGTGGTACTTCTGTTGGTAGTTCAATAACAGTAGCAGATGCTGATGGTTTTGTAGTTAATGATGGTGGAACAATGAAGACTATTCCAGCAACAGATATAAAAACTTATGCTAGTGGTAGTTCAGCTACTAAAGGTTTTGCTATAGCAATGGCAATCGTATTCGGATAAAGGAAGAAATAAATGACCGTAATTAATCTAATTAATGTATCAAGCATTACACCTACGACAGTTGCTGGTGCGATAACAACAAGCAGGGCAGCTATTATTGATGTTGCTGCTGACAAAGTTGCTAAAGTAAACACACTACTTATTGCAAACATTGACGGTACTAATGCTGCTGATGTTACAGTTGAAGTAAGTGTAGACAATGGTTCAAACTATGTAGCTATAGCCAAGACAGTATCTGTACCTGCTGACTCAACACTAGTTGTTGTAGGTAAAGACAATGGCTTCTACTTAGATGAAACAGACTTACTTGCAGTTACAGCTTCTGCAGCTAGTGACCTAACATACTTATGTAGTTTTGAACTAATGGATGATGCTTAATAGGGGCAACGACTAATGGCTAGAAGAAATGGTGGCTTTATAGGTCAAGATGGATTAGATGCACCTGATCCACCCACAGGTGTTACACCTACGGCTGGTAACGCACAGGTTAGTGTGGCATTTACTGCTCCTAGTGATGTAGGTACGTCTGCTATTACAGGTTTTGTAGTACAGGTTAGTACAGATGATACAGCCTACAGTGCAGGTTCTAATACAGGTACGTCTTCACCTATTGTTGTAAGTAGTCTTACTAATGATACTGCAGCTACTGCAAAAGTATGGGCTATTAATGCTTATGGTACATCTGCACCTAGTGGTGCTAGTGCTAGTTTTACACCTGTATTACCTACTCCAAGGGCTATAATACATGTAACTACTACTGGTTCTTCACCTGCTAATCAAACACTAGAATATGTTGATATGGGAACTTCAGGTGATTCCTCAGATTTTGGAGACTTAACTCAATCTAGAGAGGGAACAGGTGGTGGTGCATCAACTACTAGAGGTATTTTTAGTAGTGGTAGTTTTGCGTACAGTGGATCAATGTACAATGTTATAGATTACGTCACTATACTTTCTACTGGTAATGCTACTGACTTTGGAGATATGTCTGTATCAAGGACTTATGGAGATGGTTTATCAAATAATACCAGAGCTATATTTGGTGGTGGGGCTACTAACGCAAACAAGTCTACAAAGTCAAATGTAATAGATTATGTAACAATAGCTAATACAGGTAATGCTACAGACTTTGGTGACTTGAGTGCAGCAAAAGCTGATGTAGCTGCTGCTGCTTCTACAACAAGAGGGGTTTTTATTGGTGGTGATACTGGAAGTGCTATTAACGTAATAGAATATATTACTATAGCGTCTGTAGGTAATACTACAGACTTTGGGGATCACGCTGCTACTTTAAGATTTGGTTCAGCTTGTGCAAGTAATGTAAGATTAGTATGTCATGGTTACAGGGCTAATGCATCAAGTAATGCTTTAGATTATATTACTATAGCTAATACAGGTAATACTACAGACTTTGGTGACCTAACAAAAACATGCTATGGAACTGGAGCTACATCTAATCATATTTTAGGTATATTTAATGGTGGGGCTAGTACAGATAGTAAAAGCATGGATAAAATAACTATAGCCAGTACAGGTAATGCTGCTGACTTTGGTGATCTAAGTATTGTTGCTAAGGCAAAACCAACATCTATCTCTTCAAAACACGGAGGCATAGCAGCATAATGCCCAACTTTAATGGCGTGTGGAGCCTCTCAACACAATATCAGTATGCAGCAGATTGGCCTATTATACCTGACGCTACTATAGGTTTGCATTTTGGTGGATTAACAACCGCTGGTGCTTATTTAAATGTAATACAACAGATAAGTTTTGTTTCTGGAACTAACGCTACTGACTTTGGAGACTTAACTCAAGGAGTATATTATAGTGCGGCTGTTAGTTCTTCTACTAGAGGCATCAATGCTGGTGGTACTACAGGTAGTCAAATAAATGTAATAGATTATGTTACAATAGCCTCTGCTGGTAATGCTACAGACTTTGGTAATTTAAGTGCAGCAAAATCATCATTGGCTGGTGCTGGCAATAATACAAGAGGTCTTATAGCTGGTGGTCTAGTCGGCAGTACACAACAAGATGTTATAGAATATGTTACAATAGCTAACACTGGTAATGGCACTGATTTTGGAGACTTAAGTTCAGCAAGACATGCATTAGCAGCACTTAGTGGTACTACTAGAACTATTTTTCTTGGCGGTCAGTCAGGTAGTACTTATATGGATACAATAGAATATGTAACTACAGGTTCTACAGGTAATGTAACAGACTTTGGAAATCTTTTAGCTGGTCAAGACCACACACGAGCATCTTCAAACTCTATAAGAGGTTTATATTTTGGAGGATTTGATGGCAGTAATAGTCAAAATGTAATTCAATATATTACAATAGCCTCTACTGGTAATGCTTCTGACTTTGGTGATCTACTTGCAGTTAATGCTTTTAATTCAAGTTGTGCAAGTCCAGTTACAGCATTATTATTAGG